GGTTGACTCAGACATTGTGCTCACGCTTGATGCCATGGCAAAACTGTGGGCAACGGCAGATAAGGTGTCTAAACCTGTGGTGACTGGCATTTACTTTATCTCGAAGGAGAACGAGGGGGCTTTGATGAAGCCCTTTCCTGCCATCTTCCATAATGTTGGCGAGTTCGAGATTAGATTCGTGCACCCTCTGCCCGAGAATCAAGTCATCGAAGTTGACCAGGCTGGCTTTGGTTTCGTGCTGATGCACAAGTCGGTCATCACCAAGATGCGAGAGAAGCACGGCAAGGTGTCGTTCTTTACCGAGACTGCTGCAAGTAATGACGATGACCACTTCGTAGGTGAGGACATCATCTTCTTCCGCAAGATGAAGGATGCTGGCGTGCCACTGCATGCACACACGGGTGCGCTGGTCAAGCACATGAAGCGCTTTAGCCTTGACCATGACTACTACAAACTATTCTGGAAGGAAGCCGATGAGCCAACAAAAGAGTAACAAGAGAAGGGGTGCAACATTCGAGATTGAACTTGCTGACTGGTTTATTGAGAACAGTCTAAACGCACAACGCTTACCCCGAGCAGGGCGTAATGATGTTGGCGATGTGTTCGTACCAGGGGTGAATGGCATCTACATTGTCGAGGCGAAGGCACCACGCAGGGATGGGCGCATTGACCTATCCGGCTGGATTCGTGAAGCAGAGGTAGAGGCACTCAACTACAAACTACAAAAGAACTTGGCAGTAATGCCAGCACCCTTGGTCATTATCAAGGCAAGCAACCGTCCGATTGGAGATGCTTATGTCGTTCAGAGGCTCAACAGTGTCCTCCCAAACCTCTAAGCACGACATCGTTAGAGTCCTTGAGCACTATGGATTTACCATTCCAAGTAACCGTGGTGGGTGGCAGTCGGTTCGATGCCAGTTCCACAACGACCATGTAAAGTCTGCCCGTCTAAACATAGACAACGGTGGCTTTCGCTGCTTTGCTTGTGATATGGCTGGAGATGTTTATTCGTTGATTATGAAACGAGAAGGAGTAAAGTATGGCGAGGCTGTCAAAATCGCAGAGAGAATCACTGGAGAGAGCCACGGAGAACTACGAGCAAAACCTCGGAATGGTTCTCGAGTACCTGGCGAGTCGCGGTATAACGGAGGAGACGGCTCGTATGTTCCGCCTCGGCTTCGTAAGACTTCCGGAGACGGGGCATGAACCTTACATCGGTAAGTTAGCCATCCCTTACCTCACGCCATCAGGTGTAATCGACATCCGCTTCCGCAGTCTAAACGCAGATACCGGACCGAAGTACATGTCTCGACCTGGTGCAAGTACACATATCTACAATGTCAAGGCACTCTCGAGTGACAGCGATGTGCTCGTCATTTGCGAGGGTGAGATAGATACAGTCATCGCTACACAGGTGGGCTTCTCTGCAGTTGGCTTGCCTGGTGCTAACAACTGGAAACCTTTTTACTCCCGTGTCCTTGCGGACTGGGAAAAGATTATGCTCTTCTGCGATGGCGACAATGCGGGACGAGAGATGGCTAAGAACATTAGCCGAGAGTTAGACAATGTGTTCCCCGTCTTTATGCCGGAGGGTTCCGATGTGAACGATGTGTACCTTGCCGAAGGAGCAGATGGATTGCGGAAACGGATGGGTGTTTAGACATGGCTAAGAACTCATCATTTGATTTGGACTTTGGGTACGGGCGTAAGGGTGAGCAACTGGTCGAAGAGTTGTTGACCAACGGCAAGAAGGTAGAAGTCAAGCGGGATAGAAAGTGGTGGGTTACTAACAACATTTATGTTGAGGTTGAGTGCTGGTATTTGAGCAGTCAATCGTGGGAGAAGTCAGGCATCATGGTGACGGGCGCTGACTACTGGGCTTTCGTGCTGGAGCAGGGCGTGCTGATGGTACCTACATCACATGTGCTCTACGCAGTGCAGGAGTTTGGGCGTGAGATTACATGCGACATCCCACCGAACAAGAGCAAGGGCTATCTCATAACCGTTGATGATTTGCTGATGGCTATGAGGAAACTCAAGAACGAGAAGGCTGAGCAGAAAGATGGATGAGCAAGACAAGGTATGGGAAACCATATACGGTGTAGCCAAGCAAGTGACGGCGCGTAGTAATCGTATGCACCGCGGGCTGGTATCCGCTGATGATATGTACCAACACCTATCCCTTTGGGCGCTGGAGCACTGGCACAAGGTAGAACAGTGGCAGGCAGAGGAGAGTCTCAAGTACAAGTTGCGTAAGACTTTCTACAATGAAGCGCAAAAGTATGTGGCTAAGGAGCGCTCGCGCCATGCCCGTACACCTATCACTGACTCGTTCTACTACACCCTCGAGGTATTGCACGAGTTGCTTCGTGATGTGTGGACACACCAAGGCTGGACTGATACGCCCGACATGGCTAATGAGTTCGTCTCGCACTCGGCTAAGCCGAGCGAGGGTGGCAATCGCATGGCTTTGCTTTCAGATGTAGCGGCGGGGCTGAACCGTCTAAACGACCAGGACAGGGAACTGCTGCGGCTGAGGTATGCCAATGGTGGTATGGAGTTTGGTGCGCTTGCCGAATCTTTGGGCGCATCCGAAGAGGCGGTGCGCAAGAGAGTCAAGCGTGCGCTCGTGAGATTACAAGACAGGCTTGGCGGTGAAGCGCCAGTGTGGTATGGCAGGAGACGGCGCATGTCCAATGAACAGGCACGACAAGAGATAAGAGAGCAGGACAACCAATGATTATCGGACTGAGTGGATATGCCCGAAGCGGTAAAGACACAGTGGCTGAGTTGCTATGTCTAAACTATGAGTTCAAGCGCATATCATTTGCTGACCCTATGCGTGAGGCTATCCTCACCCTGAACCCCAAGATAGACAGCATCACCCATGTCTCACATTATGTAGAGGACTACGGGTGGGACATGGCTAAGCAGAACCCCGAGGTTCGCAGATTGCTACAGGTCTTTGGTACAGATGTTGGGCGCAAGATGTTTGGCGAGAATGTCTGGATAGACATGGCGTTTAGACACATCGAACCTGACTCACGAGTAGTGATTGCTGATGTGCGCTTTCCTAATGAAGCAGAGGCAATCAAGCAACGAGGTGGCAAGGTCATTCGTATAAACAGGCACAACCATAGTGCGGTCAATGCTCACAAATCTGAGATTGCGATGGACAACTACATGTTTGACCATGTTCTCTACAACGATGGGACGATTGACGACTTGGCGGAGAATCTTTTTATGCTGATGCGGAGTGCGTTTAGACAATGACTGATGACGAGTTCATCCAGCGATTCAACGAACTCCATAACTATATCCTTGAGCGCTTTCATAAGAAGATTGATTACGCGATGACGGATGTTGACTCTCCCGCTTGCTTGCGTGATAAGCGTTACTGGGAGGGATGGAACGCTGGTCTGAACTGGGCGCACCGTATCGTGCGTGGTGATAAATCCGCTGACTAAATAAGAAGCACCCGCCACTGGGACTGGAACCAAGTAGCGGGTGCTTGACCTATTATAGGGGTAAGTGTGCTCCGGCAGTCAAATCGGAGACTCCCCACTTGAGTGCCTTGCGGTACTCCGTGCGTAGGGCTGGCGTTAGACCGCCCCAGATTCCGTAGTTCTCATGGGCTAGTCCCCACTCCAAGCACGCTTCGAGTACCGGACAGCGAGCGCACAGATTGTTATAGAAGCGCTCCTCTTCCCGTGTAAACGATACCTTGTCTGGGTAAAAGACCTCGGTATCCATGCCTTTGCATGAGGCATCCTTGAATAACTCGGGGTTGTACTTGAGTTGGTAGTACACCTTGCCACCTGCCTCACGCACATCCTGCACCTCATGATGCTTGGGTTCTACCATTTCTAGTACCATCCTCTCGATAGGTTTGAGCCGAGCGCTTTGCAGATGTTGCCACCGTACTTGCGCTGAATGTATTTCAGTCCTGCTTCCACTTGCACGAAGCCGTTGTTGGTGCGCTTGTGCCCTACTAACTCCCATGTTGCGGGCATGAACTGGGCTATGCCATAGGCACCGGAGTCCTTGTTCAGTGCCTTGGGTCGCCAGTTAGATTCGCGCATCCAAAGTGTGTATAAACAT